AGAAGGCAGCACCTAAAAAGAAGGCTGCTCCAAAGGCCAAAGCCAAATCAACACCAAAAGGTAAGAAGTCATGATCAAGCGTCAAACGAGTTTTCCCCAGCCAAAGGTCACTGATAGCAAGGTATCTATCAAGGATCAGGGCACGGTGAACTATGCAAAGAGCGAGTCTGTAGCTACACCTACTTCGTCTGCCCCCTACGGTGCAGGTGAAATGCGTGGTGGTGGCGCGGCATTGCGCGGCAAGAAGTTCAGCGGAATCTTCTAATTTCTATGTTTGCACCAATGATGCAATACAGAGATGGGCGTCCTAATGACCCTGTTAATATGCGTCTTGTTCAACATATAGGGCCACAACTCGGTCAGCTTCAAGGTAGCTCTGGGCCTACGCCCCCGTCTTTGGAAGAAGTTCTATCCCAGCGCGGCTTTGATATGCCCGAAAGACCGACAGGCATCGCACATCAGGCAATGTTGGGGTACGAAGACCCCGTTACTGGTAAAATGATGACGGGTGGCGCACACGATGCAAGCCACGCCAGATTACTAGGCGATTTTTACGGTCAAAATCCAGAGGCTCTGGAGCTTGCGAAGCAGTACAACACCGATCCCACGCAATTTGGTGGCAAACCGGCTCCTACCAGATCGCTACAGCAGCCGATTGGAATGATTCAACGACCCGGCGGTTCTGTAAGTTCTGTAAGTACCCCCGCAAATCTAGAGTCGGCAAGGCGGCAGCAACCTCAACCTGTGCAACAAATTCAGCCTATTCAACGACCGTCATTTCAATCTTTACAGCAGCCGATGGGGCAACAACAACCCCAGTTCAATCAACAAGGCATGCAGCAGATGATGCAGTTCATGCAGCAAATGATGCAGATGTTCTCTATGATGAGCGGCCAAGGCGGGCGAGGTGGTTTCGGTGGCGGATTCAATCAACGCCCACCTATGCTTGGCGGTGGCTTTGGTGGCGGTTTTATGAATCAAGGGCCATACGGCGGTGGATTGGGGCAGGGTGGGTATCAACAGCCAAGGCAAAGGCCAATGCCTAGCTACCCTAGGATGCAGAACAATTACTCTCAAGACCCATTCGGGGGTTACTAGCAATGGATATTAGGCTTCCAAGCGGACTTAATCTTGATCCAGAAATGCTGAAACGCATTGCGGAGCTTCGTGGTTCTCAACCTAACAGGACTTATACGAACCCTGTTAGCGGCGATAGGATGTACCAGCCGCCTATGCCAACGGTTGGTCAAAGCAGAGTTCAGCCAATGGTCATGCCTACGCCGATTAATTTGACCACGGGCAAGCCAGAAAGGCTGATGATTTCTGAGCCTAGTAGATCAGGACTGCCTTTGTATGAAAAAGACATAACAGGTGTTGAAGCCGCTAGACGGTTCAAAGAATACGCCGAAGCAAACAACATTAAGATGGATGGAAACACTCCGATCTTTTCAAACAAGGCTCAAGCAGACGCTGCCTACGCTGCTGGGTACAGAGGTACTGGGAAGATAAAACTCTCCAAGGCTGACATAGAAGCTTCAAGAAAGAGGCAGGAAGAAGAAGCTAGACGACCTATAGGCAATTTAAGCTCAGACATGCTTGGCCCGCTTTTCGCCTCTGGCGTTATGGATCCAGATAAGCTGAAAAGAAAGCTTATCAATGACGATTTCTTTGTTGATAAGACGGGAATCTTTGGCGATAAAGGCAAGAAGTACAATATTCAACTGCCTAAAGATCAAATAAATTTAGCGCACACTAAATTTACTATGACACCTCCTCCTCCTCCACCTAAAATGGAAGGCAGGTATGTTCCGCCAACATCAAACCTTGGCATGCCAGACTCATTGATTCCCAGTAACATCGTTGGCCAGTCTTTTGACCCAAGCTTTGCGGCAAGTTTTACGCCTCCACCGCAGCCTCCTGGTAGCACCTTTGGTGGATACGGTCAGCAAGCACCTATGCAAGCGTTGGCGCCTTATGCAGGTATGGCTCAAAGCAATCCACAACCAACTGATTTCTTTCCGAATTATATTCCAAGGCCTGATCCTGTATTTGAGCAGGCTCCCAGTCCGCCAAGGCCCGTCATGGGTAGCGGTGGCTAAATGGATTCAATCTCTCTGGCTTCTTACATCTATAAGAAGCTTGATCAATATGAAGAATCTCATGTTGATTACATAACCTCTGGCAATATCAAGGATATGGAGGACTACAAATTTGCGATGGGTGAGTTATCGATGCTTCGCACCCTTCGTGAGGAACTAAAAGAAGCGTTGCATATTGAAGGAGATCCCCTCGATGAGTGATCTATCGCTAGATTCCATCGCAACACCGTCCATTACGGATGCATATGTGAGTGAACGGGTCTTAGACCCATCTGTGCTTGATTCAAGTTTGATCGAAAGAATGCCTGAACCTTCTGGCTGGAGACTTCTTGTGCTCCCGTACAAAGGCAAAGGAATGACAGACGGCGGCATACAGCTGCTTGAGTCTACGGTGAGCAAGGAAAATCTTGCTACATCGATTTGTTATGTTCTGAAAGTTGGGCCATTGGCTTATCGTGATCTAGATAAGTTTGGCAACGAACCTTGGTGCCAAGAAGGCGACTGGGTTCTTATTGGTCGTTATGCGGGTGCTCGATTCTCTTTGGAGGATGACCACGAGGTTCGCATCATCAACGACGATGAAGTAATCGGAACAATTCTTGATCCAGACGATATCAAATCAGCATAGGTAAAAAACAATGGCCGAAGAGACATTGAGTGAAGCTTTATCAAAGCTTGACGATGACAACATAAACAGCGCAGCACTGCCTGAAGGTAAGCGCGTAGAAGAAGAAGTCCAGGACGATGCGACTTACATAGAGTTTTCTGAAGAAGAGATGGAAGACATCTCGCCTGTCACGGAAGATTCTGTGCAAGAAGACTTTGAAGCTCCTGAAGTTCAAGGTGAAGAGGAGCTATCTGAAGCAGAGGTAAGGGCTCGCACTGCTCAGAATCGTATCAATCAGGCGGTTAAGCAGGCGAAAGACTATCAGCGCAGAGAGTTACAGGCGCTTCAGTATGCGAAAGAACTGCAGGAGCAGAATGAACAGCTTTCTTCTCAGCTTCAAAAAACGCAAACGTCTACTGCAGAGCAAAACCTCAAGATGCAGGAAACGTACAGCGATGAGTTTGCTACTCGCGTAGATACTCAAGCTGAAGCAGCCAAAAGAAACTTAAAGACTGCATATGAGTCTGGTGATCCAGAGGCCATGGCAGATGCTCAGCAGCTGCTTGCAAAGGCTGAAGCTGATCGCAACGCACTGGCTCAGTATCAACGCGACCTTGAGCAGTACAAGGTTGATTACGCCGCTTGGCTTGAGCAGCAAGAAGCTGATGCTGAGTATCAAGGTCAACAAGCGGCCCAGCAGCAACCTGCATATCAAGAGCCTACATACCAAGAGCCATCACCAAAAGCTCAAAACTGGGCCTCTGCTAATGAATGGTTTGGCACAGACACGGTTATGACGAATGTCGCTTTTGCCATACATAACGACCTCATACAGAGCGGTGTTGACTTAGAGTCTGATGAATACTACGCTCAAATTGATTCCCGTATGCGGCAAGAACTGCCACATAAATTTAACGGGCAAACTAACGCGAGAGACAACAACAACGTCCAAACCGTTGTCTCTGGATCGCGCACGACTGGAACTGGACGCAATCAAAACTCTCGTAGAGTTGAACTGAATCCAAGTGAACAAGCACTAGCAAGGAAGCTTGGAGTACCGTTCAAAGAATACGCAAAACAGAAAATGAGGTTACAAAATTCATGAGCGAAGAAACAACAGTACCTGGTTCTGATAGAACCCCACGGCGTGCTTCTTCACGGTCTTCAAAGGCTGCAAGAAAACCATGGACTCCACCTCAAGTATTGGAAACTCCAGAAGCTCCTGAAGGAATGAAGTATCGTTGGGTGCGAACCCATATACGAGGAGAGGCAGATAAGACCAACGTACACATGAGATTTCGTGAGGGGTATGAACCTGTACATCCAAGCGAAGTCGCAGGCTATGACTTGCCGGTTATCGATGATGGTAACCATGCAGGAACAGTCGGTGTCGGTGGTTTGATGCTTACCAAAATTCCAGAAGAGACTGTGGAAGAGCGTAATGCTTACTTCGCACAACAGACCGATCAACAGATGAATGCTGTAGATAACGACCTGATGCGCGAAGAACACCCTGCGATGCCAATCTCGAAAGAGAGAAAGACGCAGGTATCTTTTGGGCGAGGCAACAAATCAACGTAGCCTCATTTTGATTGTGTTTAACTAGGAGATTCAAAAATGGCTAATCAAGATGCCGCTTTTGGAATGCGTCCAGTTCGGATGATAGGGGGCGGCCCCTACACTGGCGGACAAAGCCGATATCGAATCGCCGCTAACTATGGAACTGCTATCTTCCAAGGAGATATGGTTGCCCAGGTTACTGGTGGTACGGTAGAGGTTCACGCTGACGGAGGCACTGTGCCTATCGTTGGTGTATTCAACGGTTGTCAGTACACTGACCCCACGACAGGTGAGCAAGTGTTTAGCAACTTCTACCCTGCAAGCACCAATGCTTCTGATATCATCGCTTTTGTTATCGATGACCCAATGGTCGTATTCGAGATCCAAGCTGATGCTGCTTATCCAATAGCAGACCTTTTTGGTAACCATGACATCGTTTATACGACTGCTGGTAGCACCGTAACTGGTATTTCAGGCGCTGAATTGAAGGTTGCAGACGGTGGAACGGCTACTACGCTTTCACTTAAAGCAATTGACATCTCAGGTGACCCTGAAAATTCAGACGTAAGCACAGCACACACTAACGTGTTGGTTGTTATCCAGAACCATGTATTCGGCGTTAAAGGCGCCGGCTTAGCATAGGAGGCTAACTAATGGCTATTTCAAGAGCACAATTAGCCAAAGAGCTAGAGCCTGGCCTCAACGCTTTATTTGGCATGGAATACGCTCGTTATGAAAACGAGCACGCCGAGATCT